AGAATAAATTTTACAGGGAAGCTCGGTGAAGGAGTATTTGACAGGGAGGTTCTAAGGCTCAGGCCACCAGTTCCGTGAGTCAATACGGAGAAGTCACTAAACAAGCCAACCTTAAGAGGAACGTCTTTGGCCGTTAGTCCGTCTGATAGGTTTGTATATGTAAGACCATCGTCGGCCCACTGAAGTTTTGAAAGGGATTCGTTCCACCGAATCTTGGGATTTGAAGCGCCGACGCCTTTGTTTAAAATAAAGTTTTGGTTTGCCGCTGAGCCATCCCCGAAGGTCAGGTTATTTGACTTGTCGAAACTGAAATCATGGCCCGCATCGTCGACAGTGATTTTTGCATTGTTCGCCCCGTCGTTTGTATCAAATTCTAAAACCTTAGAGGTCGCCGCCGATGGCTTACCAATCTTCACTAGGTCGTCTTCAATTTTTCCAGCGATCAATTGAAGGGTGACGGTCAAGGTCATGGTCGCGGCTACAATTAAAAAAGCTTTTTTCAAATTATTCATCGCTTCTAAATTCCTTACTATGGGGTGGTCTTAAATACTGTTTTGGTGAATCTGAGAGCTCCTACATACGAAGCGCCGCCTTGGTTGTCTGAAACGAGTTGAATCTGACCGCCAGAAGTAATTGTGAAATCCACTTCGGCGTCGTCGAATCCTGAAAGTATATTTACAACGTCCCAAGCCGTTGTCGCGGGCTTATAGGTGACAAGTAAAACGCCTGTTTCGTATCGGGTGGTGGTCGTTGTTTCCCGGAGAATGTGATACTGAATTTGAGCGCCGCGATCTGTTGCGGAATTGAATAAAAGATTGGTTACACTCAATACGCTCGCCTGATTATTTGGAACGGTGAACAGGGTTTGAGATCCACCAACCCCGATAAGAGCTAAAATTGCATCACGAAGTTGTGTGAAAACGGCACCATTCAAAACGATTCCAGCGGCTTCGATTGCTACCGCGAGTTCTTCTTGAATGTTGTTCATTTCGGAAGCCCCAACCACGGTAGCCGGTATCGATAGAGAAGGGTTTCCCTCGGTGTATAGGTTAGCGGCATTTCCTGCTGCAGTAGTTCTCTTCATATTTTACCCCTCGCTTCCAAAAAATTATCAAGGCGGGAATGAGAACAAAACATCCGTGTGCGCTGGCTTTAGTTTAGCAATCGTACACTCTAAAGCTTCGTTTCCATACAACGCCAAGGGTTCGCCTACGCGTCCCTGACCCGCCCTAAACAATATTGAAAGTGTAGCCGGGGCCGAAACAATGAACCAGTGAATCCAACTGATTCCGTAGATGGGTTGACCTACCCGACTCCTTCCGACTCTAAACGGGAATGTCTCGTTGACCTCTACGCCCGAGAAGCCAAGGCTTGCCGCAACCGCCTCCAAATAAGCGGGGCTTTGCCCGCCTATGGATGATATTTTTTGCACCACTTGGTTTCTACGCTCTGTTTCCGTTTGATTATCTGGGGAGCATTCATCGGGAAGCCCCGTGACGCGCTCCCATTCAAAAAGCAATTCAACCGTAGTTCTTGGGTCGGCCTCTTCGATAAGCCGAGCGGCTCGCTCGTCAATTCTTGCAAGCTCGTCGGCTACGGCAACAGAGAGCCGATCTAGCATAGATCCGTCCTCTTTAAGCCATGCGAAACCCTCGGGTAGAAGGTTAAGAATCAGCCTTCGATAGCGTTCAATTATATTAGCGTCTGCCAAGTGATAACTCCCAAAACTGCTAGCTCATTTGCGCCTGGCGTAACGTCTGCTATCGGACTAATTAGGTTGTGATCCTCTTCACCTGCCGCCCTAGATATCGCTTCGTTGATATGTGAAAGCAGAATTTTCCCAGTAAAGTTAGTAGTAGCGTCCTCATAGGCTCCGTTCGGATTAGCTTCGTTGAAAAAAATCTCTTCTAGTTGCGCCTGAATTTCGTCTCTCACGGTTTGAGAGTTAGGCTTGATCGCAATCGTCATGTTGACTGTAAAGGTCGCAGGGGAGAAGACGGTCGCGTCTGCGGTCACGGGCTTAAACGCATCTATGGCGGCTTGCACTTCAGCCACCTTCGGGGCTAAAGGAATAATCGATACCTCATTGTCTTGCACGAAGGTTACACCAACAGTTCCGGGCCCGAGGTTAAGTGGAAAAACCCAGGCCCGGGTGACGCCCGAGATCTTTAAACTTTCGGAAATATAGTCGGTAGCCGAGCCGCCTTGCGGTGGCTGTTGAATCCTTTGCAAGATTCGCTCTCGGTATAGATCGTCCGTTTCAATATCTTCGCCAGCCTCGATAGTAGAAATCACCTCGGTCTCAGAGTTCACGCCGATAATGGGGGAAGTCAGGCTAAGGGCTTCTCCAACATTATGATTTCCGGTGTCTCCTGAAACTTCGCAAGTGACCGGAATTGCAACAGCTCCACCTACGACGGCATTCACTCCCTGAGCGAGGATTGTTAGCAACGTGAAAGTAGATGTTCCAGCGACGATGTCGTCCCTGGCCCCTGTAAAAGTATTCGTAACCGTAACCACGCTCGAAAGGGCTGTAGCCGAAAATTCCGGATCTGCCAAAATCGCGGCCGCCACTTTGGTGGCAACAATAGTCGACGCTTCGTTTGTAAATATCGTATCAATTTCAATAGACCTGTCCGCCCCATGAGCGGGCTCTACGGTTCCGTTCGCATCAAGGTCAAACCAAAAAGCCACGGTGCCGTCAGCATCTCCCACGATAAAATATTTACCATCTAAGGCGGCCAGAGCTTGTACGGTTTGAAAGCTGTAGACCTCCGCCACTCCCGGTACTGATGTTGTAACGTTTGCGGCTGAGTCGGTAACATATTCAACGCCATCGGATCTTTGAAGTCCGGTCGCGGCGGGAATAAGAGTTCCTTCGGTACCTGAAAATTCCACCGAAAGATTAGCAAAGACCGCCTCTTTCCTTTCCACGCCCCAAATAGTGCCCCATCTCTCCAGGAATTCTGTCTCGGCGGTATCTGGAAAGACCTGCGTAGAAATAAAACCAAGGTGGCCATGAAGCGAATGGCTTGCGCCCGAGATCGCTCTCGCTATAACAGCGACGAAGGACCTTCTAAGAACAGTTGTTAAACCAAGCTCCGCCTTGATGTCCCCCTCTGTTCGATCAATAATTTGATCTAATGTCGGTCTTGTAAAAGGCATATCTAAGCTCTCCTCACACCCTGGCTATCCCAGATAACGCTGTATTTAGCAGCGGGGCCGTTCGATCTTTCAATGTCTATGGTCAATCCAATTTGACCAAGGGCATTTTCTCCAAAAAACTCCCCATTAACGACGACTGATTTTGCAACGCCGTCTTCAATCAGCCAGGCTAAAGAATCTTTTGCGGCTTGAATGATGGCAAGCCTCGTTTCATTCGTTCGCTTTCGGCGTCGGTAGATCCAAAGTTTAGAGCCTATCTTGTCGCCCTCTGCTGTAGGAAACATGTCTCCCCACCAACCCTTTCGGGTGACTTCTCCGTCTGGGATCTCTTGTAGGGTGATTCTTTGGTCAGAAAAAAGTGAAATCGCAATAGCCGTTTCAAGCCCGAGGTCTGTTAGAAAATCGTCCTGCTCGACGATAAGGTCAAAGAACGTATAGCCGTTTGGAATAAATAAACCTATGTCACGCCTGATGCTCATATGGCTTGGTTAGGTCCATTAGTTGGGCTTGGTGCATTGTCATTTTCGTTGTGCGTATGCGTGTTGTAAGCAGACTTGATCCCAGTAAGGCTTATCCCCCCCGTTGCCGGAGTCGAAACGTTGACCGTCCCGATAACCGTAGAAAGGGATTCAATGTTTCCGTCAGCCTTAACCGTTTGATCCACATGAACTTTACCGTTGATTTCTACGTCAGTTGAAAATGTCGCTATCGGAGTATTGAAATCAATTTTTTGACTAGCGTTCACCGTCATACGAAGCGAGTTTATCACGGTGTCGTTAGTGGCGTTTATAGTTAGTTTCAGCGTGGTCAATTCAATTTCCCGCCCCCTTTTTAAAACTATTTTGTCCCCCTCGTCCGTATAAATGGCGGCTTCGCCCTTCGCCAAACCCTTAAGACGATATCGTCTATCATCTACGGCGATAATGATTCCATGCTCTCGGCTCCCTTGTGGGAAAATCACCGCAGCTTCTGCATCCTCAAAGGGGTGGCTCGTAAACCCGTAATTTTGAAACCTCTCAACCTTAGAAAGAACTTCGTTTTTAAGAACTTCAACCGTCATCGTCTGCATGTTTTTGTCGTCTTCGATGGCCCGAACAACGGCGCGACCGAGAGACATCATAACTCTGGTTTTTAGGGGCCTGATCGCCCGATTGAAAAAATCTAAAAGCTCATGGCCCGTCACTGGTCGACCCCGAGTTTCTTTACGGGGTCAAGAGAGCCATCAAGTGAGCCCCTAGAAGCGTATGCATCGGGCCTCACACCGTGAATCTCGGTAGTCGTGCCGCCACCGTCTTTCTTAAAAATCACGCCCTCAATGAGAAAATCTGATTTGATACCCGCAAGCGGGGCTTCGATCCTTACAATTTCGTTGATCTTCCAAAGGCTTTTGTCCTGTCTGAACCATCCCTGAACACTGCAAGTCACTTTTGCGGACCTGGCGTTTCTGCTTGTAGCCTCCCAAAGCGCCCTGGTAGAAGCCGATTGATTAGTTCCCTCGGCCTCTACGACAAGAGTCAGGGGTCGATATCGGGAAATCCCAGGATCAGAGACCGTTCCAAGGACCTGAGAAACATTTTTGCCGTTGTTCTCTTCTGTTCCGTACGTTTGGGCAAGCATCGTATATTCTGAAAATCGCTGAGAATTATCAAAACTAGCCGATACGGAAAGCATGTTTATTCCTTGTACTATGTCAGATTTGGCTCTGGTAGAGCCCGGCTTGATGATTTCTAAATTGCCCTCAGGAGTGGGCACCAAAAGAACACCCCTAAAAGCGCAAAGTTTTTCTAAAAATTCCCAGGCTGAATCACTGGGACCAAGGACAAGCTTACTAAAAGCAGCTCCGACGTCTGTTTTTTTACTGACTGAAATTCCAAAAGGCTTCGCAAACTGTGAGGCAATCCTATCAAGGGTCAGATTGTTGAATTCGTACTGGCCAAGGTTTGGCGTGCAATCTACGAGATCGCCGGTCTTAGTTCTTCCGGTGATTTGAAACTGCCTAGAGGTTCCGGTGGCGTTCACGTCTAGCTTGTCTATGTAGCCGGTGATTAAAAGAGTTTCTCCTACCGAAACTTCCACTTTGTTTCCAGGTCTAAGCGGCCAAGAATCCTTGGTCTGTCTCCATCGGTCCAATACTTCGAGTTGAAAGGATTGTGAAATCGCGTTCAAATAACTTTCTAGTTGAACCGTTTTCCAGCCATCAAATTCAAAGCCGCCCACCTTCACCGTTACCGCATCGTCTATCGACAATCCTTTTTCTAAAACCAGCTTAGGCACTTAAAACCTCAAGATCGATTCCGCCACAAACAAATCCGGGGTGACGAATATTGTTTCTATTAACGATGTCGGATTCTTTCCGAGAATCCTCAAAGAGATCATACGCCATGACAATCGCCGGAACCGTCTGACGGTTTTGAACCGTTTGAATAACGGGCAAAACATCCTGTTCATTCGGCATCGTCTTTACAAGAATTGCCTTTGTGTCTTGAAGCGCCTGATAGATTTCGTCGTTGGAAGTTTCTACTTGAATCAAGTTTATTTCTTTAATCAGAATTGCGCGCTCTTCTATCGCATCATTCACAGATGCGAAATCAACCTGCGTTTCGTCGGCAACAATATTTCTAATGGCCTCTTGTCTGACCACACCGTGAATTAGATCTTCATTCTTTTTTGCCTGCTCGCTTGACGGTGTTTTTGGTGTCGGCGTAGTGACGGCGGGCGGGGCTGATAATCTGCCGGGCCTAGCAAAGCCCACAAGGGGCCTGGTCGCGGTCACGCGGGCGGGCTTGCTTGTCCCGCCCGTTCCCACAAGGGAATCAACCAGAGAAGACATGCGGTCCCACAAATCACCAGGCCTTGAAATCAGGCTGTCAATGTCTCTGTCAAATCTTTTTTTATCGCGTCTGAGCTTGTCCAGAAAGCTTTCGGTGTCTGAAAGCGGTTTAGTCGCATCGTCTACACTTTTTGTAAAGGCTCTCAAGCGAGACTTCAAACTATCAATAGACTTTTGTGGAAGCCCAAAAATATCGAAGCCCTTTATAAAACTATCTCTGTTCGCCTTTTTGAGCCCGTCTCCAGTTGCAAGGATTGACCCAACCGAGTCTTCGGTGGCCGCAGGAAACTGAGCCTCTCCGGCCTCTTGAAACTCTGCGGTGAACGTGCAAATGCGCCCTTGCTTCGTATCTTCTTTGAGAGACACGGAAGAGACCTGAACAAATTTAGATCCTAGATAGGGATGAATGAGCTCTCCGGGCCCCTCCTCTTCACATGCTGCTATAAAGGCGTTTCTGTTCGTAAAATAATCGTCACCAAGGATGTGGCCTTCGATTGAAAATTTATTAGCGGACCTCCCAAGGTCCTCGGCAAAGGGTTTGTCTCTGTCAGGAAATTCGTGCAGCTGAGATCTGCGTCCGAATCCAAACTCATGCGATTCAATAAAAAATTTTACGCCCCTGAAGCTCGCTTGACGTAACTGATTAGTCCATACACTCGGCATTAGTATTGCCCCGCAAATCCAAGGCTAAGTTTGAAGGGCCCCTCCCCACCTTCGGAAGAGACCTTGCTACCCTTCGGTAGGTTTCTTAAATCAACAGAAACGGAGGCGTTATTTGTAGTAGAAACGTTTCTTTGATTATTTTCGGCGACCCTGGAAGCCGCATCGTTTGGAATTGATGCAGGTGCGGACGAGGGCGCAGCGGTATTTTCACTGCCACCAAAAAAACTACTAATCCCGGTAACGTCCCCGATAATTTTTACGGCCTCCGTCGCCGTTCCCACAATAGCCCGTAGGACTGACCAAACTGAAGAGAGAACACTTGCGAGCCCACCCCATGCTGTGGTCCATCTGGAAACGCCGTCTACGCCCATTGTGATGCTAGCTAAAAACTCGGCGATCCCACCAAAGACTGTTGAAAAAACATCCTTGATGATTTGCGAAACTTCTGACCACCGTGTCCAAAGGGTTTTAATGGCCGAGACCCACGCGAAAATTCCAGCCACAATTACGGCACCAGTAAATAAAACACCAAGCGAAACTATGGCCGTAGCCATCGTCTGAAGCGCGGCAATTGGGGCAATAAGAGCCGCACCAATTCTGACTAAGATCCCCCAGAATCCGGTGAAAGCTGTGGTTACGAATTGAACTCCCCTGCCTAACGACTGGACGATCAAACCCCATTTAGAAAAAACGATGACGATCTGTCCGATGCTGAAAATAAGCTGACCCAAAATGACAACTATCGGGCCAAGAGCCGCTAGAAAGAGCGCGAAAATTCCAACCGTTCTGGCCATTGCGGGGTGCTCTTGAAAAAATTTAGCTAGGCTTCCAAAACTTTCGGCCAGCTTAATAAGTGTCGGCTTCAGGGGTTCAAAAACCTGGGCCATCATTATTTTAAACGTGTTCAAGGTCGCCGCTCCTGCGTGATTTAGACTCTTGTGTCTTTCGGCGAGAGCCGCCGTCACGTTAGCACTTAGAAGCTCCTCTGATCTTAGCGCCTTCATGGCATCTGTGAGAGCCTGGGTTTTTCCAGCCAAAATTTTCTTAATTAGAATCTGTGCGGGCGCGCCCTTGAAGAGAAGCTCCGCCGATTTTCTATTGGCGCCCTGCGCTTGATCTAGCTCTTGAATGACCCCAACTAGTCCCTTGCTAACGAGAGTGTTCGATCCAAAGGCTATACCAAGGCGCTTGGCTTCAGCTGCCATTCTTGGGCTAGTCTTCTTTCCCATCTGAGACATGATTGCTTCGATGCCAGCCATGGCGTCGGCGGCTTCAATACCACTCAACTTCGCAACTTGAAGGATTGCGCCGATCTGATCCATGCCCACGCCCATTTCAGAAGCTTGCGGCGCTATCTTGGCAAGCGTGAGGCCCATCGCTTCCATCGTAAGACCAGAATCCTGCATGATTTTATTTAATTGTCCGGCGGCGAAAGCGGCTTGATCCGCAGGAATCCTAAATGAGCTCATGACGGAATTTAAAGTTTTTTGTGTCTCAACTAAACCCACGTGCTGCGCGCCCGCTAGGTCTGCGGCCGCTCTAAGCCGAAGCATCCCATCAGTAGCATTTCCAGTTGAATCAACCGCATCGTCAAAGGCGGCAACTAATTCTTGAACAGGAAACGCGCTCTCAAGAGACATGGCTGTCAGCGCTTTTTGAACCCCTCGGAAACCAGCCTCAAAGTTTCCAGCCCCGAAAGAGGCCTTATCCATCTCCGCTTTAAGTCCAATAAATGCGTCTTCTTGCTTGGCAAGCTCCATGATGCCAACCGTAGCACCAGCAGTGATGGGCGCGGTCACGCCGAGCGACCATGCCGTCCCGAAGCCTCTTATTTTTTTACCTGTTTTTTCTAAACTTGCGCCGAGCTTTCGCTGAGCAATATCGACACCCTTAAAGGCGGCTTCAACACGACCAACTTCTTTCCCTAAATTGCCAACTGATGCTTGAACTTTTTTAAGCGGGCCCGAGGCTCTGTCTAGAGCCGTTATATTTAGGTTAACTGGTACGCCTTTCGCCATGCTTCAAAAACTCCTCCGCTCGCTTCAACCAAAAGTCTACATCGTCAGCGTCGAGGTCGAGAAGCTCTGAAGGCGGCCAGTGAAAAACCCCCGCTAGACTACCTAAACACTCGTCCCAGTTTCTCGGCCACGATCTAAAAAATTTCCAACTACTTCCGCAATGGAAAGCGCATCAACGGCGTCTACCTTATCCATGTCGACGGTCATGGTTGCTGAAATAGAGCCCGCGATGTCTAGCAGCTGCTCGAACGTTGGTTGAGACCCAAGCTTTTTTAGATGCTTTGCTTTGACTCTTTTGAACGTCAGCTCCTTAACGGCCCCACCCTCTACGCTTTCAAAAGCATAGCGGAGCTTAAGGGTCACTGATCCGTCTTCGTTTGTAATTGGATCGAAAGCCTTGGGATCAACCTCGGCTTTAGAAATAGAAACCACTAATTTTTTATTTTCCACACTCACTCCATCCTAGAGAAATTTAAAAACTTAAGACGCTTCGTCAGCGGTAAAGCCTTCAAATCGACATTCGATTTCGCCCTCTTCAGTTGTGACGTTTCCGTCAGCCGTGAAGATGGCATCTTTAAGAGTTATCATTTTATCGTTGGCTAATTTCAAAGTGATTGTGGAATCCTTCGTCCTGAGAAGTGCCCGAAGATCAAGATCACTATTGTCAGTGACCACGCCTTCGATCATTGCGACTTGAGGAAGTTCCTTGTGGCCGTGTATTCCATCCGAGCCAACAATCGTTTCTCTCTTGGGTTCCCCCAAGTTGTAAGAGAAAGATCCTTTCGCGGAAAAAATCTGCCCGTTTACTTTGAATTCAATCAGCCCACCGATTCGTCTATTTGCCACTATTCATCCCCTCTTACAGTAAAAATTGGATCTGAGCGCCCACCACTCGAAGCTGGTTCACAAGGTCGGGTGGCAGCAGGAAGTCAAGGCGGTTTGGGTCTTGAGCGTTTCTTTCGACAATTAAATCACGTTTGAATTGCTCGAAACCCTCTACCAATCCTAGCTCTTCCCAACCTCTGAAAATATTAATAGCTTCGGCCCGGCCTCCGAGAGGGGTCAATATTTTTTGACCTGTCCCGAATCGAGTTCCGTCGTTTGCGAGTTTGTGGCGCGAATACCGATTAAGCATAATGTTTCTAAAACTGTAACGAAGATATGAAAGCGTAAGCAGCGTTTCAACTTCTAAAAGGCTTGTATCGGCGGCGCTAAAAGCGTTTGTTTTGTAGGTCGTTATTTGTCTTTGAATACGAACGACGCCGCCGCTATCGACAGAATGTGTTGCGATGCCGTCGTAAAGCAAAGAATTATTTTCGCTTAGTAAGCGTCTCTCTAGTTTGTTCGGAGAAACAATTCCATTTAAAGGAAGTGTTTGTACCGGACGCGCAGGATCTTGTTGGGCAGACAAAGCAATCTGAGCCGCAGCTGCAGACGACCACTCAACCGGGTGACTAGGGCCCGCTGCATCTAAAATCGAAAGGTGAGGGGAATTTCTCGAATTTCCAAGCGCGGCAATAGTTCCGAGAGCTGCTCGGTCTGCTGAAATGGCCACGCCGTCATTTTGTCGAAGCGGACCAAAGCGATCTGCAAGCTCTGTTTCGAGAGCGGTCAAATTGGTTGCGTCGAGATACGGCATCACGATCAAGTTATATTGTGTTTCATCAAGAGCGGCGATGACGAGAGAAATCAGCGGGTTAGTAGCGCCCGATGCCATCGCTACAATCGTCGCGGTGCTTCCAACAGGTAGGGCCTCGCCTTCAAAGTGTGAGTGTCTAACGTTGATCTTGTTTCCGGCCTCCCCTTTATTGCGTGCAGTAAAATCTAATTTTTCTGCAGGAGAGCCTACTACTGAAGTTATATATCGGTCAGCATCAAGTCCAATTTCGGCGTTCACAGCTGATGCGATTGAAGCGGCTGACTGTCCAACCGTTACGGCTACTGAATATTTTCTACCGGCGACATAAAGATTGATTGCTCCCGCCTGTGTAGGAGTTCCCCCAAAGGTGATGCTCCCAGTAGCAGCGACACCTGATCCATGGTCGTCTTGAGACATTGCATAGCATTGCGTAATTTTATTATTTGCGAAAAAAGATTTGAGCTGATGAGAGATCAAGGATCCGGCCCCGAAATAACTCTTCGCTTGATCAAAAGTCGTAACCTGATCGATGGAAAGCTCGGCCTTGGTACCCGTAGAAAGTTTCTGACCTATCACTAACGCCTTGTAGGGCTGAATAGATGGGCCCTGTTGTGCTTTTGAATTGTCAAATTCAACGTAAACAAATGGGACCCTAAGTGAAGTCGGAATCCCGTTAAAACTAATGCTCATAAATTAAACCCTCAATCTTTCTTAATTTCTTTTTTCGGCTCGGATTTGCTTTCTCCAACCACAACAACGTCGCCATCGTTAATGCGTCTTTGCCAAAACGAACTTAATTGTTTGACTTCGCCTTCGTCAGCCAGCGTTTTTTTAGAAACTGGATCACGAACGATAAGTCCTGATTTGCTAGGTTTAAGTTTAATTTCCATTGTACGCCTTGCCCCTCTTAAAGATTCTAGCATCACACTTGCGGAAGTATAATCGTATCTTTGGCCTCTTCTAACACTCCGTCAGGATCGTCTTGATCGTTATTCGTGTCAATATTCCATGACGCCCCTACGGTCTTCAGTTCTCTCAAATTAACAGCCTGATCTTCTACCGAATTCGGCATATCGGTTACGTACTTAACCGTGAAAGTTAGGCGACACGACCCAATCGGGAGCGCCCCATCATCAACGGTCTCAAAAGAAACGGAGCTTAATATGCAATCGTCACACGTCCTATTAAGCGTGTCATCGAGAGAGAGTGTCTGCTCGATCTGCATTGATATTTCGTCTAGGCAATCCTCAAGAGGGGCGTCTTTGGTGCCCCTAGCTATCACCTCAACCACCAGGCTAAGCGCCCGCGCGAGGGCTCGAGGGGCCTGCGAATACTCGTCAATGTCCTCTGACAGCGTAAAAACGTGAACTATGGGCAAATTTTCCTCAGTTGCCGGGATCGATCTATTTGAAAAAACCCTGTCCCCGGCCAGCGTCTTTCCCTTCAGAATATCAATCACCGCCTTTCGAATCAGGGTTCGTGGGTGAAGCATCAAAATATCTCCGCCTTGTGAAGGAATAGACTAGCGCCACCCTGGCCGTCCTCTTGAACGTCTACCACCTGGTAAGTTTTTCCTTCGGCGACAAGGCAATCTCCCTGAATCGGCTTTGATGGAAAGTCCCGAAGTCTTATGCCAAGCCTAGGAGTGTTTGAACTAACGACGACATTTGAGTTCGGATCGACCTCTTGCCACTCATTATCAAATACGGCTTGAATCTGAAAGGACCCACCCGTTTTTGGGCGATAGGTAACGGCCTCGCCAAATGTCGGTATGGCTATTCCCAGAAGGTCGTGAACTTTGTCCTTGAAGCTTCCCATCTTTAAAAAACAAAGGCCCGGCGCATAACTGCGTCGGGCCCCTGATCAAACTAAAAGCTTAATTAAGCGCCCTGAATAGACGACGAAAGCAAAACTTTTGCCGTTGTATCAGCCGCAAGAGCCGCCACCACTGCCACACCACAAGGAAGGTTTGCGCCCGCCGTTGAGGTCACCACAGAAGTCGCAACAATTAAATAGAGTTGTTGTCCTTCGGTGTAAGCCTGAGCCGCAGTTTTTGAAAGCTCATAGACTCCACTTGTGGAGCCAATGAATTTTACACCTACGGCTGCCGCTGCCTGAGCAACTACAATTAAAACACCAATGGCATAGGCCTTGCCAGCGACCACGCCACCAGCTGGGGCCGTTAGTTCTAGGGCTTCGCCTGGCTGAATAAAGTTTTTCATTTTTAAAGTACCTTTCTCTGTCTAAATTTTAAATTAAGCGCCTGGATTCTTGTACATAC